ACCCCGATAGATATCCAGGCGGTTTAGTCCCTTGGAAGTATCTAGCTATGCCAGCACTCTTACAGACAGATGAATCTCCTGAGAAGTGGGAGACCTTATGGCCAGCATCAGATCAACCATTTGACGGCCAAGGCGAAGATCAAAAGAACGAAGACGGCCTATACCCAAGATGGAATGGTCGCAACCTATTTAACGAACGTCAATCTATGGACGCTTCCACCTGGGCTTTAATTTACCAACAACAAGATATTTCAGATGATGCCATATTTGATCCGGTATGTGTTAGAGGATCTATTGATGGTATGAGAAAGTCAGGAGCACTCAATGCGGGTTATCCAGGCCATCCTAAAGACCTTAACGGATTCACTTTCATTTGTGGCCTTGATCCTGCTATGGTTGGTGACACTGCTGTTATTTGTTATGCTATTGATCGCGTCAGCCACAAGCGTTATATTGTGGACGCTCATAAGATTACTCGACCTACTCCGGCACAAATTAGGCAACTCATTTTTGACTGGACGGATCTTTACAAACCTAGTGAATGGATCGTCGAGAAGAACGCCTTCCAAGCTTTCTTAACTCAAGACGAAGGTATCAAGATGCACCTTGCCTCAAGGGGTGTAGTTCTTAAAGAACATCATACCGGTTCTAATAAATGGGATTCCGGTTTCGGTGTGGCATCTATGTCCACCCTATTTGGTACAAAGCAATTAGCTGATGGTAAGCACCATCGAGATAACTTAATACATTTACCTAGTGATCAAACCGAGAACGTCAAGGCTTTAATTGAGCAGTTGATAACTTGGTCTCCGACTACTAAGGGTAAGACCGATATGGTAATGGCTCTTTGGTTCTGCGAGATCAGAGCAAGAGAGATGCTTAATTACGGACAATACGCACAGCATCATATGAAGAATCCGTTCCTATCAAATTATGAAAGACAAAAACGAGTAGTAATCAACATCGATGAACTACTTGCAGAGAAGGATACACAGTTCATCTAAGGAGAAAAAAATGGGACAAACAAGCTGGATTACTAACGAAGAAGGCGAACAAGAGTACGTAGACAAAGGCGCAATCAAAATGCCTACGCCTAACACAATGGCACAAGCAAGACTTATCGCTGCTGAAGCCGATGCAGATCGTATTGATTATGTAGAGTGGCCAACAAAAGTTAGCGGTCAAGAAGAACAAGGTATTTAATTATGGCAAGTGCTAAAGAAATTAAAGCTGGTATTAAATCTGGCAAGATTAAAGTTTTACAAGCAGGGGTTGGTTCTCCTGGTAAAGCTATAGCACAAGCAGCAGGAAAGATTGCTGATAAAGCAATTGAATCATTTTCTAAATCTGCAAAGGATTTAACTAAAGCAGAAAACCGTGCAGTAACGCAACAGAATAAAGCTGCAAGTACATATAAGACTACAGACATTGCCGCATCTGATAGAGGAAGAAAAGCAGCGCAAAGTCGTAAACTTCGTGAAGAAGAACGACAAGAGTATGCACATTCCGTTGGTAAAAAAATTGGCAAAAAAGAAGGTTTAGCTACAGGAGCTGCTGTTGGTACTGCCGCAGGAGCCGCCGCGCAGTATGTAGTTTCAAAAGGTACTCAAAAAAATCATTACGTTACAGGTAGAAAAGATTCTACAAAAAAGGCTAAGTAAGGACTTTAATTGTTAAATATAAGAGAGATCACCGCTAAGGTATCTCGTCTACAAACTAAATATGCACAACGCGATGGACGTATGCGTGATGTGCTATCAGTTCGTCAGGGCGATATATCTAAAGTCTACCCATCGATGTTTTCCGAGGAATATCCAAAGCCTCTCATCGCTAACCTTATTGACGTTTCCGCTCGTGATCTAGCGGAGGCAATGGCACCTCTACCAACATTTAGTTGCTCCGCTTCTAATATGGTTTCAGACTCTGCTCGTAAAGCAGCAGACACCCGTGCTCGTATTGCAAATTATTATGTTACCCGTTCCGAACTTAGTGTTCAGATGTACACCGGTGCTGACTGGTATAACACTTACGGAATGATGATTGGTACCGTTGAGTTAGATTATGAGAACAATGAACCAACAATTAAACTTGTTAACCCATTTGGTTCATACCCAGAGATGGACCGTTTTGGTCGTTGCTTATCTCTAACACAGGTTGTTGGTATGGATGCACAGACCTTAGCATCACTATACCCAGAGTTTGCAGATCAGATTTTAAATAGAAATACATTTACCCCAGGCTCTCCATATCTTTCTTTAGTTCGCTACCACGATAAAGATCAAGATGTAATTTATTTACCAGAGCGTAAAGATTTAGTTTTAGCCCGTACACCAAATCAAATTGGGAAATGTATGGTTCGAGTTGCCTTCCGTCCATCTATTGATGGTGAGGCTCGTGGACAGTTTGATGATGTACTAGCAGTTCAGTTAGCCCGTGCTCGCTTTGCAGTACTACAGATCCAAGCTGCTGAGAAATCTATTCAAGCACCTATTGCTATTCCACAAGATGTACAAGAACTTGCTTTGGGACCTGATGCAATTATGCGTTCATCAAACCCTCAAGCAATCCGTAGAGTTCCACTAGAACTTCCTCAAGGTGTATTTGCTGAATCTAATGTTTTAGAGCGTGAACTTCGTATGGGTGCTCGTTACCCTGAATCTCGTTCCGGCAATATTGACGCATCCGTTGTAACAGGTCGCGGAGTTCAAGCATTACAAGCAGGCTTTGATACACAGATTAAAGCAGCACAATCACAATTTGCTAGAGTCTTTACCGAGTTAGTAAGTATCTGTTTTGAAACAGATGAGAAGATATTTGGTAACAAAGTAAAAGAGATTCGCGGAATTGATGACGGTACTCCGTACACAATGAAGTATGTTCCAAGCCGTGCTATCAATGGTGATTACACTGTAGATGTCCGCTACGGAATTATGTCAGGACTAGATCCTAACCGTGCAGTTATTGCATTACTACAAATGCGTAGCGATAAACTTGTATCTCGTGATTATGTACGACGTGAGATTCCGGTTGAGATTAACGTTACTCAAGAAGAACAAAAAGTTGATATTGAAGAAATGCGTGATGCGTTAAGAGTAGCTGTAGCACAATATGCTCAAGCAATTCCAGCATTAGCAGCACAAGGACAAGATCCTTCATTAATCATTAGTCGTATTGCTGAAGTAATTCAGGGACGACAAAAAGGTATGCAAATTGAAAACATTGTGGAGAAGGCATTTATGCTTGAACCACAACCGCAGGCTCCTCAAGGGATGCCTCAGATGCCAGCAGCAGGTGCGGCCCCCGCTCCTGCCTCGCAGCCAACTCCAGTACAAACTGGCGGTGCGGCCCCTGCTCCTGGACAAGAACCACAAGGTAGACCTGATATTGCATCATTGCTCGCCTCAATCGGCGGCGCGGCATAAAGTAAAGGGGGTGAACAATGAACAAAGGATCAAGAGCATCAGCTCCTATGTCAAAGCCAGTTGAGGGCAAGAAGGATACTTCTAAGCCAGCAGGCGGAAAGACATATTTCGGCTATACAGCAGCAGCTCGTAAAGGAAACAAAGTAAAAAAGGGCTAATCAATTATTAGATAGGTGGTTGGGTGTGGACGATAACAAAGATTTCGTACCACGCCCGATTCACCTCGCAGATATATTAGTTGTACTTGCAGGATTTTTTAATAACATAGCACAGAGTGTAGTAGTACTAACAGAAGAATTTTTAGAATTAACAGTTTATAATGCTAGTAGAGAAACCAAAGTAAAAAAAATTTGGGAAGACTTTGCTAACGATTTAGAGAAGATACAGGAGGACCAAGATGGCGCTTGAAGATGCAGTTAATCCAATTAAAGGAGTGTCAGGTCCTGGTAAATATGCAAAGCGTTTAGATCGTATGCCATCAAACGCATATGGTGATACAAAAGATACAGCAGAGATGGCTTCAGGTGCTCCGTTGGCTAGAACTCCAGATGTTCGCCCAGCACCAGCTTCACAAATTAAAACAGCAGCACAATCTGCACAAGTAACTCCTATGTTTGCTCCAACTGAGCGCCCAAATGAACCAGTTACTCAAGGAATTGATGTTGGTGCCGGTATGGGTTCAGAAGCACTTACTCTGCGTCAACCAGATGACACAAATTTTAGAGCAACCATTTCAGCATATAAACCGGTACTTAATTACATTTCAGATTTACCTAACACCTCACCTGAAACCCGCCAAGCAATTCGGCAGTTATGGGATATGTTGTGAGTGTATGGAACAGAATCGGTGATGTAGCTTCAACCTTTGGAAGAATTGCAAGTGATGAAGTTGAAAGTACTGCTCGTGGTGCAACTAATCTTGCTAAATGGGGCGGAGAAGTATTAGTTGGTGCAGGATCAACAGTAAAATTAGGTTGGGATTTAGGTACTGCCCCTTGGAATAGTTCAGATGAATACTCTGGATTTATTGATACAGTAAGAGGTTATTGGAACGAAAATAACAAAAACATAATTAAACCTTTAGCTTCTGCTGGTGGTGCTATTATGAAAGTTCCTGGTGTTCAACCAACACTTGAACGTATCAACAAAATCAACCAAGAGTATATTAGAGAACCACTTACCACCTTTGAATTAGTTCAAGGTGATATGGTTAAAACTGATAGTTTAGGAACTTTCTTTGATCCTAACGCTTGGCGAAAAGCCTATAAAGGCGCACAAGAGATTTCATACGGTCAAGCTGTTATGTCTAAATACAGATCTATCTATGACCCAAAGTTTAATGTTTATGATCCAGCACAAAGAGAAAAAGCATTTAAAAATAGCGCTTGGGGTAAAGCACTATCCGGTGGCTTTGATCTTGGTATTCAATTTATTGGAGATGTAACCCTTGCTGCTGGTAAGGGAGTTAAGGTTCTTAAAGCAAGTCAAATAGGTGTAGGTAAATTAACTAATGCCGATGTTGTGGCTAAAGCAGCAGAAGATATTACTAAGGCTCAATACGGAGTTAATAACCGTTTCAGTAAAGTATTAGATGATTTTACTAAGAACGATTCTGCTTATGCTATTTCTCATCCTATGGTTAAGTCATCAACTAACCCAGGATTACTTGCACACCTATTAGGTGATTCAATAGACCGTGATGAAACAGCACTTATCTTACGTTCTGCTATGTCAGACCCTGCTGCTATGGATGAATTAGCCTTACAAAGAGCGTACATCACTGATGCGTTAGAGGCTGCTCGTGGCAAAATGTCCGCAGTAGATGAATATAAATTATTTGCTGCTCCAGATGGAACTGGAATGATTCCATTCTTAAATGATAGTCCAGCAGTTGCTGAAGAGGCTATACGTAATTATGAGTCACTAGCTAAGACAGATCAATACTTTGCTAACTTAATGGAAGTAGGCAAGGGTGGCGGTGCTCTTACTCGCACTACTGGTAAAGCATTACAAGGTGTTGAAGATCTTGTTGCTAAATCTCGTGCTGTTAAATTTTATGACAAAACAGTTGGTAATCCTAAAGTAGAAGTATTTCAACCTACTCCCTTTCATCGTTTATACCAAAAGTTTTCTTGGAATCAAAATGAGCGTCCAGCAGGTTTAGTTGACTTTAATGACCCTGATTCTTATAGAGAAATAATTGCAACTATAAATGTTATTGGTCCAGATACCTCACCAAGATTAACGCAAAAATCATTACGAGGTCTTAACCTTTTTGATGAACAACAATCTAAAACTATATTAGATAATTATATGGCTGCCGCTACACCAGAGGCTAAATTTAATGTAGTAAGAAATCTTGAAACTACAGTTCTTAGGGCTATTGCTAAAAGACATAACATTAATGAAACAGTAGCAGATCGAATTTATAACGATTGGAATGGCGCAAGAACTTCAGCATTAAAGTCTATTAAAGATAAAGGCTTTATGGTTGATCTTGATGAATCAATTCTTAAAATTCCTCAATTTGAGTCTCAGACTGCCAACTATTTACCATTGATGGATTTTCAATTAATGGATAGATTACTTAAACGTAATAAATCATTACTCAATTCATTTATTGGCACACCCGTAGATACAACTTTACACTACGCAGATATATTACAAGATGCTTTCAAAGCAGGCGCTTTACTCCGTCTTGGTTATACTATGCGTAACGGCATAGATTCTCAACTTCGTATAGCAGCATCCGTAGGTTCTCTTGTTACATTACGTCACTTAGGCCCTGGCTTCAAAAATTTATTAAATAATACTGTTGCTGTTCCAGGAAGACTAATTGATAGATATGCCCCAGTAGAAGCTGGTATGACTTTAAAGCAAATTCAACAGGCAAATGTTGGTGTTGTAAAAGAACTTGAAACTTTGAAAAAAGATATATCTATTGGTGAGACAAAGTTGTCTTTAGACCCAGACGATTTAGATCTTGCTGGTAAAGTCAATACTCTTAAAGAATTAGAACAAGAAAAGTTAGCTGTATATAATCATTATGCAAATTTATTAAATAGATCAAAGGGTTCTGATCCTAAAGCCCGTATTGGTACTGGATCATTTGAAGCAGTTACATCTGATGGTCAAAAATATGTTCTTCACGATGCTTTTGGCGGTCCACTAGGAGATATGTTCCGTAAGATTGCTTCTTCTGGTAACTCATTTGAGCGTATGGTTGATAGCAATACCGATATGTATATGCGTAAAGTAGCATCTACTGGTATTGGAGCTATACGTCCAACTGATCCAGGTTACTTTGAACAATGGGCACAAACATTACGTACTCAATTTGGTAACTCAGCAGTTGTTAAAAAAATTATTGCTGGTGAGTCAGTTGATGATATTACTCGCTGGCTTAGAAATTCACCAGAGGGACGTAACCTACGAAATAGATTAAGTATTCAATCTGATGAAGCAGCAGAATACGTTACAAAATCTAGTCAATTTTTAGATCAGTATTTACCAGCATCATCTAACTTGCGTGATAAAATTACTGACATCACTGCTAATGATTTAAGATCAACTTTTAAAGACCCAACCGAATTACCTATTATTCACGGTCATATATTAAAAGAACAATTATTTAACCCTTCTGATAAAAATATAAAGAAGTTTATTAACGGAGCATTTAAAATGCTTGCAACTTTGCCTGAAGATGCTTGGGCAAGAAATCCTTTATACATTAACTTTTATCGTCAAGAGGCTAAACGTCGCGTTGATATAATGGCTGGCCTTAAAGGTGATAGATTATCTATTGCTGATCAAGAAGAAATTATGAGTGCTGCTCATAAAGTAGCATTGCGAGAAATGAAGGGCGTTCTATTTAATATTGAACGTAAATCTAATCTTGCTGCTGCTATGAAATATATTAACCCATTCTTTTCAGCTCAAGAAAACGCTTACAAAACTTGGCTTAAAATGGCCGTAGCTAATCCAGCAATTGTTAATCGCGGATATCTTGTATGGAACTCACCAAATAAAGCAGGTCTTGTAACTGACCAAGAGGGTAATGAAGTTCCAGCAGGCCAAACATCAGGTAATGATATTATTTGGATAGGACTTCCAAAGGGAGTTACAAAGATTCCGTTTATTGGTAAAGGTTTAGAACCATTTACTACACCTGAAGGTAAGGCAGCAGAGGGTGTTGAGGTCACAGGTGGTCTTGGTATTCCAAAAGGATCTTTAGATATCCTATTTCAAGGCGGATTAGATGTCCTTTATATGAAGGGCAACCCAAATATTTTCAGTGACATCTTCCCAGTAGGTCCTTATGTTGGAGTTCCTGTATCAGAAGTAGTAAAACGTCAACCTTCATTAGAAGATTCGTTTAAATGGGCGCTTCCTTTTGGTCCTTCTAAAAATGCAGTATCAGGATTCCTGCCAACTTGGTTCCAAAGATTACAAACAAGATTTACTGGTCAATCTGATCCAGCATTTGCTAACAGTTATCAATTAATTTACAATACTGAACAACAAAAAGCAAAACGTAATGGATTACCACCAGTAGATTCAAACAAAATTCTTAAGATGACTAAGGATTATTGGAATATGCGTACCGCCGCTAACCTAATTATGCCTTTTGCTCCAAGATTTGATACTCCGTATAAGTTTTACCTTGATAAGTCTCGTGAGTATAGAAGAGTTTACGGTCTTAATGCAGACGCTAAATTCTTACAAGACTTTCCTGAGTTCTTTTCTTTCTCAGCAAGCCTTTCATCTAACCCAACTGGTGTCCAATCATCAGTACAAGCAGTTAGAAACATCAAAAAGTATGATGGTCTTGTAGGTGAACTAGCAAAGATTGAACCTAAGTTGGTTGGTTTAGTTGTTAACAATCCTTCCGGTTATGATTTCTCTCAAGCAGCTTACAATTATTTGTATGGCAAGAAAATATCACCTGATACTCAGAATAAGTTTTTATCATCACAAAGTCCTGCTGACGCTCAACGTAAGAATGAGGCGGAAAAGGGCTGGATTGAATATAACAAATTTATGAATATTATTGATGAGGAACTTAAGAGACGTACTCTAACTTCTGTTCAACAAAATGGTGCAGAAGACCTTAAAATAGTCAAAGATTCCTTTATTCAAAAACTATCAATTCAAACTGATAATGATGGTAAACCAATATTTAATGAAAAGACTGGAACATTTCAACAAACCGCTTGGTCAGATGATTATCTTGACTCAGATGGTTCTAAGACAAACCGAATAGTTTCAGGTCTTTCAAAGATCCTTGATAATGAGAAATTTATGCAAGATAATAAAAACAATCCAACTTGGAAATCTGTTTCTGTTTACTTTGATATTAGAAAAGCAATGGCAAATGAACTTATGAAAAGAGATGTAAAGTCTATTAATGCCAAAGCAAATATTGATGTAAGGTTTGCTTACGATGCTGTTGTGAGTAAGTTAAAGAAAGATGATCCACTTGGGTTTGCATATCTTTATGATAGATTTTTATCACAAGATTTAATTACTGATAAGAATTTAACTCCAGTAACAACTGAGAAGGGTACCAAATAATGGCCGATTATTTAGACGCACTTGTATCTGCTGGTTTAATGACCAAAGAGCAAGCTGAGGCTGCACGTCAAGCCGCAGTTTCTGGTAGTGCAAATAAGCCTAAAAAATCTGGTACCTATACCAGAGTTCAAACCTCATCTAATATTCCAGATGACCTTGCTTTAGAACAAAAGATAAATCAAGTATTTAAACAGTTTTACGGAAGAGATGCTAATCAAAACGAATTAGCTATTTGGCTTCCTCAACTTAAAAACAAATACAAGAGTCCAGATGGTAAGTCTAAAACAACCGTTAAAGAGACTTATCGTAACGGTCAATTAGTAAGTAGTGAATATTTAACAGCCGATAATCTTGATCCTAGGTTATGGCTTACCGATCAAATCAAAACTAATCTACTTTCTGGTAAGCAAGAGGTAAGCAAGTTAGCAGTTCCGGAAGGTCCTTCTGGTAGATACTTTACTGAGGTTAAAAACTTAGCCGCTAGAAACGGTATTATGCTTTCTGATTCAGCAGCAACTGAATATGCTAATAAAATCGTAGCAGGTGTATTAGATGCTGATACCGCTTTTAATACTATTAGAGAAAGCGCAGCATCTGCCTTCCCTCAACTAGCAGATAAGATTAAATCTGGTATTGATCTAAAGACTTTAGCAGATCCTTATATTCAATCAATGAGTAATATCCTTGAGATACCTTCTACGGCAGTTGATCTATTTGATCCTAAAATTAGAAGCGCTCTTTCTTACACTCTTCCCGACGGTAAAGTTGGAACTAAATCAATTTATGAATTTGAAAAAGAGTTACGTCAAGATCCACGTTGGCAATACACAAGTAATGCTAAAAAGACAGTTGCAGATTCAACACTTAGAGTCCTTCAGGACTTTGGATTTCAGGGGTAGGTAATGGCTGAAAAGAAAGTAACTAATCAAGCAGCAATAGATGCTGCACGTAGGGCGGAAGCCGAAAGACCAGCAAAATTAGCAGAACAAAAAGCAAAACTACCAGTAGTAAAAGAAGCACTTACTACCGCACAAGTTGGCGCTAGAGGAACAACTGGTCAAACAATATTTGAAAAGGCTTTGGCAGGATTACCTGCTGGGCTTGATGCTGGTGCAGCAAGAGGTCTAGCTGCAATGTCTGCTAGATATGGATTACAAGGTGCTGCTGCTAATGCTTATACCGGAGAAAATATTGGCTACAATATATCTGAACAAACTAAAGCAGAACAAGGTGCTGTAACTAATACAGAAAATTTAATTAATCTATACGGTACTCCAGTTAATATCCCAGGTGCTATATATGAAGATAGCAGTACTGCTGATGACGCTGAAAAATTGCGTAGAGCAGGTCAATCCGCTTATGATATTTTATTAGCAGAGTTTAATCAATATGGATTAGGCGCTTTAGTAGAACCTTTAAAGGCTCTTATAGTGTCAGGTCCATCTTCTGCTGAATTAACACTAGCATTACGAGCAACAGATGCTTATAAGAAAAGATTTTCCGCTAATACAGATCGTATTGCCAAAGGATTAACTGCTCTTAATGAAAGAGAATATCTTGGTATGGAAGATCAATATCAAAATATTATGCGTAACTACGGATTACCTAATACTTATTATGCTAAAGATTCTATGGGAACTCAGGCTGGTTTTAATCAACTTCTTGCTAACGATGTATCTGCAGAAGAGTTAGAAGATCGGATAATGACTGCACAAAGCAGAGTTATGAACGCTAACCCAGAGATTAAACAAGCACTTAGATCCTTCTATCCCGATATTACAGATGGAGATATCTTGGCTTATACCCTCGATCCAACTAAAGCATTAACTGATATTAAGCGTAAGGTAACTGCCGCTGAAATTGGCGGAGCAGCATTGGGCGCAGGACTTAAGACAAATCGTACAACCGCTGAAGGATTAGCTGGATACGGCATAACCAAACAACAAGCACAACAAGGTTATGGCGCTATTGCTGAGTTCCTACCTACTGGTGAGAAACTTTCAGAAATTTACCAAGAGTCTCCTTATACTCAACAACAAGCAGAACAAGAAATATTTAGTCTTGCAGATTCTGCTAATGCTGCTAAAAAGCGCAAACGTTTATCTCAGTTAGAGGCTGGATCATTTAGTGGTTCATCCGGTGTTGGCAGTGGAGCATTAAGTAGAGACAGAGCGACAAATAACCAGACCTTCGGGGCTGGCGCTTACTAAAAAACTAGGCCTGCTAATGGGACGACTGGTCCGTTAGAGAGAAACAATAAATACCAGGAGTGGAAGCCATATAGAAATCCCCAAATCTATATGAGGTCCGCGAAACTACAAACAGAATGGGAGATGGACAATGTCCAATTTCGACTACGAGGATGAAGACGACGATACTACACAGGATCTGAGTCAGAATAATGATCTCGTTAAACAGTTGCGTAAAGCAAATAAGCAAAAGGAAAAAGAATTAGCTGAGCTAAAAGCACAGTTTGATGGAGTTTCCAAAGCACAAAGAGAACGAGCTATAAAAGATGTCCTCGAAGCTCGTGGAGTGAATAAGAAGGTTGCTTCTTTCATTCCTTCGGACATAGACCCAACTGAGGAGTCTTTGTCTAAGTGGTTAACTGAATACGGTGACGTATTTGGTATAACTGCTGAACCGACCCAAGATGTCGTTGACCCAGCTCAAGCCGCTGCGTATAAGAAAATGAATAGCGCTGTTGATAATGGATTAACTCCTGATTCATCAGATGATATGCTAAGAAAGATTCTTAATACTAACAGCAAAGAAGAGTTGGACGAAGTCATACGCCAATCTGGGTTATAACTTCTATCCGAAAGGCTAAACCCTAAATGGCACTACCACAAGGTACGCTAACAGGTACCTCGGCAATCAGCAATTTAGTCCAGACCGCGTATGATCAATACGTCCGTATGGCACTACGTTCCATTCCAGTAATGAGAGCGCTTGCAGATGTCAAACCTGTTCAACAGGCAATGCCAGGATCATCAGTTGTATTCTCAATCTATTCTGATTTAGCGCAAGCTACTTCAACTTTGACAGAATCACTTGATGTTTCTTCTATTGCTCTAGGTAACCCAAATCAGGTTACAGTAACACTACAAGAGTACGGCTCAGCCGTAACAACAACTAAGAAGTTAAACCTAACTTCATTCAACGATGTAGATGCAGCACTTGCTGATATCATCGCTTATAACGCTGCAGACTCTATCGATTCTGTTGTAGCCTCTGTTCTTACATCAGGCTCTAACGCAATCTATGCAGGCACAGCAACCAACACAGCAGGAATCACTGCAACTCAGTTAATCACAGTATCTGACATCCGTCAGGCTGTAACTGAACTTCGTACAAACAAGGCTCTGCCTCGTATTGGCGAACTGTATGCAGGATACCTACACCCACGTCAGACTGCTGACCTTCGTGCTGAAACAGGAACTGGTGGATTCCAGGACTTGACCAAGTTCGTTGATCGCACTCCGTTCGTCGCTGGTGCTGTTGGTGTAATCGAAGGTGCTTTCATTGTTGAAACACCTCGTGTTCCTTTTGCAACAAACGGAACAACTAACGTTTACAAGGCAGTAATTGCCGGACGTGAAGCGCTTGCAGAAGCGCAAGGTCAAGATATCTCAACGATTATCGGACCTCAAATCGATGCGTTGCGTCGTTACCACACAATCGGTTGGTACTACTTCGGCGGATGGTCTCTACTTCGTCAAGCAGCTATCTACCGTGTGGAATCTGCTGCAACAAACGGCTAATAAAACCGTTCGGTGGGAGGTGGGTCAAACCACCTCTCATCACTTAGAAAGGAAGTTATGCCACAAGTATTAGTAGGTTATTCAATAACCACACCTTGGGAATACCAAACGTGGGGAGCAGGTCAACCTTGGCCTGATAAATATTCCCGTCTTGCTGGTAGACCTATTACTGGTGGAACATCAACTGGACCTATCAATCCGTTTTTAACTGATATTGCTCGTGGTGTAACTTTAATTATTAATAATGAAGAAGTTGAAGAAACTTTATATCCGTATCAAAACACTTTAGCAGATGCTGACTATTACTTCCTCGGTGGTCACGTCTATAGCATTACAATTGAACAGGGTGACTTTATGGCATCCAAAGGGTATGGCGATTACCTAACACCAATTTATGAGGAGCAATGAGTAACTGTACATCAAGCTGTAAGACGCAAGACCACCAATCATACGGTGATTGCCTTAAGCAAAACTCACCAATGTTTGCAGGATGTTTTCCAACTAGACAAGGTTGGGATAAAGACAAAGAGAATAAAGATAACAGAGAATTAGATTCCTACTGGTCTGCATTAAAGCAAGGAGTAGAACCAGTATCTACTAAGCAAAAAGATATTGATAGTGCAATGAAGATATCTAATGAAGTAGGCAAGGCCTTTGACGGCAACACAATGGGATTTAGAGACTAAGCGTCACTAAATAGAAAATAGGAGCAACTATGAAGAAGATGAAATCATCCGGTGGCGCTCAATCCACCAATGACACTGGTTTCCGCAAGGGAAGCAGCAAAGGAATCACTAAGTCAACAATGATGGTATCTCCATCTAAGACTAAAGGCAATACTGCTAAGTTCGCTAGCGGTAAGAAAAAGGTAGGTAAGTAATATGTGTGCTGTATGTGGATGCGGATACGCAAGTTATGACGATATCGAGACTGGTGCTCCTGGTAAAGAAGCTCCAAGCCAGAACTAATGGCCCGTCAACTTTACACCGAAAAGGGTGATAAGAAGGTTGATGCCAAGTTAATGAAGCGGTTAACTCCTACTCAGCGCAAAGCGTTTGAGAAGATGGATGAGAAACACCGCAAAGTTAAGTATCAAAGTGAAGATACAAAAATAGACAAAAAAATTATCAAGAAGATTAAGGCGAAACCTAATGGCAAAAATGGCAAAAAAGGTAAAAACAAAAGAGGCTAAAGTAATGGGTGAGTTCAAAAGAGGAACTCTACGTTCAGGTAGCAAAAAGGGACCAGTAGTTAAAGGTCGTAAGCAAGCAATTGCTATCGCTTTATCTGAAGCAAAAAAGTCTAAGAAGAAGTAATGTCATCAGGTAGCTACAAGCGCCACGATGGTTTTAACCCAATTCAGATTAAGAATGGAATGATAGTCCGTCTTAATAAAAATGGATCTATTAGAGCAGTATTAGGAAAGTACGGAGAATATGGCAGAGAGTCCAGCCTGGCAAAGAAAAGCAGGTAAGAATCCCAAAGGTGGTTTAAACGCCAAGGGTAGAGCATCTGCTAAAGCACAAGGTATGAATCTTAAACCTCCGGTAAAAAAGGCTGAGGCTAAGAAATCACCTAAAGCTGCTGGTAGACGTAAGTCTTTCTGTGGTCGTATGTGTGGAATGAAATCTAAACTAACCTCTGCTAAAACAGCAAGAGATCCAAACTCTAGGATAAACAAGTCTTTACGGGCTTGGGATTGTAAGTGCAGATGAAAAAGAAAACAGCATTTTGGGATAAGAAGAACCCTAAGAAAACTTCTAAGAAGTTAACGCCAACACAAAAGAGCGCTGCTAAAGCAAAAGCAAAAGCAGCAGGTAGACCTTATCCAAATTTAGTAGATAACGCAGCAGTAGCTAAAAAGAAAAAGAAGTGAGGTAAAAGGTGTCATACGGATTTTTTGGTTCAACCCTCGTAGATGAATTAAATCGTCTAGCTAACGGTGGCACCTACCCTGCACGTTCTGCTTACTTAGATACAGCAGGAGCAGCACAGGCTTGGGCTGCTGCTAAGAGCGTATCTCTAGGTAAGATAACAGATACAGTTGGAGTTATTAACTATATCGGTGGTATTACTACTCGTACTGATATGTTAGATATTGCTGGTATTTGCAATACTATTGCTGGTACTACTGGATTAGAGCCTGCCGCAGCACTGCGTGAGGTGGCTAATTGACGGCAACCTATAACCTCATTTGCCCACAAGCAACTACATTTACTTTTCAATTTACTATTAACGATACTAATCCTAGTACCGGTGCATCTACGCCTTGGAACTTAACAGGCTATACCGCAACTATGACAGTTCGTCCTTTCGCTGGTTCAACTACAACAACACTATTAGCTACTACCGCTAATGGTCGTATAGTTTTAGATGCTATTAATGGCAGAGCAACAGTTACCTTTAGTGACACATTAACTGATATAGCCGCCAATTCTTATGTTTATGATTTTGTTTTATATCAAGGCAGTGTAGTAACTAGAATTATGGAAGGTCAGTTTATTGTGACTCCAGGGGTGACTGTATGAGTGATACAACTACACTAATTATAATTGAATCTGCTCAACCGCAGACATCAGTAATTTTTTCAACCGATCAAGGTCCACAAGGAACACCAGGTATTACTGGTCCTACAGGCCCTACTGGTAGTACAGGTTCGCAAGGACCTACAGGAAGCACTGGAGCACAAGGTGTAACAGGTGCAACAGGAGCTACAGGTTCTATTGGTAATACAGGTCCTACAGGAAGTACAGGACCTACTGGAAGTACAGGTAGTACAGGTGCTACAGGACCTACTGGTCCTACCGGTGCCACAGGTTCTATCGGAAATACTGGTCCAACTGGCGCAACAGGAGCCGATTCTACAGTAATTGGACCTACAGGCGCTACAGGAGCAACCGGTAGCATAGGCCTTACAGGGGCTACAGGGCCTACAGGAGCCACTGGCGATACTGGATTGACAGGAAGTACCGGCCCAACAGGTGCAACTGGTTCTACAGGCGCAACTGGACCTACTGGTGATACTGGTCTTACAGGTGCCACTGGCCCAACTGGGGCAACTGGTGATACAGGTGTTACAGGACCGACAGGACCAACTGGAATTACTGGAAGCACTGGACCTACGGGTGCTACCGGTGCGACAGGTGCAACTGGAGCAGGTGGAGCATTAGGTTATTACGGTTCTTTCTTTGATATGACAGACCAGCAACTTGCATCTGTTACTACAGCGCAAGTTATTGCAATAGGAAATACTTCTGGATCTAATGGTGTAACCATTGTTAATGGCGATGAAGTTACCTTTGGTTATGCTGGAACATATAGCCTTACTTTTTCAATCCAAATTACTAACCTTGCAAACTCAGTAGAAAAAGCAACATTTTGGTTAAAGACGGATAATGTTGACTATCCTGACTCAGCAACAGAGATTGATTTACAACCACGCAAATCTGCATCTGAACCTAATCGTCAAGTAGTAACTATTAACTATGTTGCAACAGCAACGGCTGGACAACAAGTACAGGTTTATTGGTCTGGTACAAGCACTGATTTAAGAGTTGAATCTTTACCTGCTGGTACATCACCAGTAAGCCCAGCGGTACCATCAATTATTCTTACAGCAGTTCAGGTTATGTACACCCAACTTGGACCAACTGGTGCAACAGGACCAACAGGTTCAATAGGAGCAACTGGTCCAACCGGTGCTACTGGACCAACAGGTGCAGATTCTACAGTTGCAGGTCCAACAGGACCTACAGGAGCAACAGGTGATACCGGTGCTCAAGGAGTTACTGGTCCTATAGGTAATACAGGCGCTACAGGACCCACAGGAGCAACTGGCGACACAGGAGCTACTGGCCCTACTGGAGACACCGGACCGACAGGTCCAACAGGTAGTACAGGAGATATTGGTGCAACTGGAGCGACAGGTCCTACTGGAGCGACTGGCCCAACAGGTGCGACAGGGGACACTGGTCCTACTGGTGCAACGGGAGATACAGGGGTAACCGGTCCTACCGGTCCTACTGGTGCTGATTCAACAGTGCCAGGACCAACAGGTCCTACTGGTGCAACAGGTGCTGGTTCAGATGCGATTCCAGTCGTTTTAATGTTAGGTGGAATGTAGACTAAGTCAATGAAAGTTGCCGTCTATACGATAGCTTTAAACGAAGCAAAGCACGTCAAGAGGTGGTATGAGTCAACCAAAGAAGCTGACTATCACCTTATAGCAGATACCGGTTCAACTGATGATACCGTTAAGATAGCTAAAGAACTTGGTATAATAGTTCATACGATATCTGTTAAACCATTTAGGTTTGATGATGCTAGGAACGCATCCCTTGCTTTAGTACCAGCCGATGCTGATTACTGTATCGCAATGGATATGGATGAGATTATGCTTCCAGGCTGGCGAGAAGGATTAGAGCAGGCTTATAAAGATGGAACACATAAACCTCGCTATAGATTTGTAACAGATTTTAATCCTGATAAAACACCTAAAGCATCATTTTTAGGATTTAGAATCCATACTAGAAATAATGTTAGATGGTCTTATCGTATCCACGAAGTACCGCAAGGTTATGATCGTGAAGGTGAAGAGACATCTAAAGAGTATGACATAGAGTCTTGGCACTTACCAGATGGTGAGAAGTCCAGAGGTAATTACTTACCTATGCTTGAACTAGCAGCTAAAGAAAACCCTGATAGTAGAAACTTATATTATCTAGGAAGAGAATACTTTTACCAACAGCAGTTCCCGCAATCAACACAGACTCTAAAGAAGTATTTAGATGTCAGTATATTTCCCGCAGAAAAGTCTTATGCGTTACGGATTTTATCTAAGACAGATCCTGATAATGCAGAAGAGTATTTGATTCAGGCTACTGAGGTTTATCAGAGTAGAGAATCTATATTAGCTTTGGCTAACCATTACTACCACCAAAAGAAGTGGAAAGAATGTAACAGAGTAGCCAAGATAAGCCTAGAACAAACTGTTAGAACAAATGAGTTCTTATCAGAGGATTGGGCTTGGACTCATATGGCAGATGATCTAGTTGCAGTATCCGCTTGGAATTTAGAGAACTGGCAAGAGGCATACGAGTACGGTAAGAAAGCAGTAGAGATAACACCAACAGATGAAAGATTACAAACAAACTTAAAGTTCTACAAGGAGAAGGTAAATGACCACACTTAGTCAGATGATATCTGAGGTTAGATCTAATCTTGCAGGCTATACGCTACGCCAAGATCGCATAACTAACCTAGCCAACCCTGGTGGCATTACCGCTACTGACCTGACTATTCAGATTGGATCAGCAGAGAACCTTGCTAAAGGTGTTATTGAAATCGGTGATGAACTTCTTTGGATTACATCCTTTGATAGAACTAACTTAACATTAAATGCAATACCAGGATTTGGTAGAGGATACCAAGGAACTACTCCAGCTCCTCACCCTGAGAACTCTCAGATCACTATGACTCCTACCTTTCCTAGATCAACTATTCAACAGGCTATTAACGATACGATTAGTTCTTACTATCCAAAACTATTTGGTATCTATTCAACTACCTTTACCTTTAATGCAGCACAGGTTGCATACCAATTACCAGATGATGCACGAGATGTGCTCTATATATCTTGGCAAACTGTTGGTCCATCTAAAGAATGGTTACCGGTTAACAAGTGGCGTATTGATAAGATGGCTAACGTAGCAGCATTTAATACAACGAAGACGGTGAATATTTATGACAAGATTATGCCTGGTCGTACAGTCCAAGTCTATTATTCCGCTTTACCCAATAACCTTACTAATAGCACTGATAATTACACAACAGTTACGGGACTACCGGAATCCACAAGGGATGTTACTACTCTTGGCGCTGCGTACAGATTATTGTCTTATCTTGACACCGGTAGAATTAACCTTACCAGCGCTGAAGCAGACTTAGCAGATACCAAGTTACCTTCAACATCTGGTGCCTCAGCATCTAAATATGTTTTCGCTTTGTACCAACAACGTCTTCAAGAAGAGGCCGTCAAGTTGCAATCCCTGTTCCCAATACGAACACACTACACCAAGTAAGGAAGAATAAATGGCAAGAGTATATTCCTCAACCAGCGTAGCTACTACTCTGGCTTCGACTATAACAGATATAGCAACCAGTATGACAGTTACCTCTGGTGGTGGAGCACCACTGATTCAAGGATCAGGTTTCACTGATGGTGACATATTTACTATTGCTATTGATCCAGATACTCAAAATGAAGAGATTTGTTTTGTTATTGCTAACTCTGGTGACGTATTTACAATACAAAGAGCTAGAGCTGGTAGCAGTGCCATAGCACACTCAAGCGGTGCAACTGTAAGACACGTGCTTACTAGTTCTGACTTAGACTTTTTCCGAGATGGTTCAACTGCTGCGGCTGGTGCAATACCTGCATCTACCTTAACTACAAAAGGTGATCTATTAAGTAGAACAACAGCAACCCTGCAAAGATTACCTGTTGGTTCTAATGGACAGATTCTTGTTGCAGATAGTACAGCAACCCTTGGACTTAATTGGGCTGCATCACCTACAGGATTACCTTCTCAAACTGGTAACGGTGGAAAGTATTTAAAGACAGATGGATCTACTGCTTCTTGGAATAATGTTGATATCACAATCAGTACAGCAACTGGTACTACCTATACACCAGCAGTAACTGATGTTAATAAATTAGTTCGGTTAGATAATGCTGCATCAATAACAGTTACCGTTCCTGCTGCAGTATTTAGTGCAGGTCAACAGGTTAATATTCAACAGATTGGCGCAGGTCAAGTAACGGTTCAAGGAGATGGAACAACTGTTCTTACATCTACTGGAGCAAGTGGACCAGCACCTAAGACTCGTGCTCAATATAGCGCAGCAACTATTGTTTGTACCAGCAGTAATAACTTCACAGTGATCGGAGACCTATCCTAATGGCAACTACTTATAAAGTCTTAGGGCAATTAGCCCCAGCAAGTACCTCGGGTGATTTATATACAGTACCTTCTGCAACAGAGGCTGTTATATCTACTATTAATGTGGTAAATACTGGTACTACTAATTCAACTATTAGCATAGCAATTCGTAAGAATGGTGCTTCTATAGCAACAGATCAATACATAATAAATGGTTTAATATTGAACCCTAAAGTTACACTTGCCTATACCTCTGGTTTAACTATGGATGCTGCAGATGTAATCACAGTAATTTCAACAAATAATGACTGCGCTTTTAGCGCCTTCGGATCGGAGATAGCCTAATGTCAATATCACTAATTGGTGTAACTACAGGACCAACGGGACCTACAGGACCTACCGGACCTAATGGAGCTACTGGACCAACTGGATCTTCTAGTTCAGTCCTAGCAATTACTTCTCAGACTGGCACGACATACACTCTAGTAGCAGGTGATGTTAATGATTTAGTAACTGCAAGCAATGCTAGTCCTATTACTATAACAATTCCTCCTTCAGTATTTTCTGCTAATGACACTATTAATATTGCTCAAACTGGTGCAGGTCAAGTAACCTTTGATCAAGGCGCAGGTGTAACTATTAACTCAACCGGTGCTACAGCTACCGCTCCTAAACTTAGAGCACAGTGGTCAACAGCTTCAGTAATTTGTACAGCCTCTAATACATTCTTAGTAGTAGGAGATATAGCCTAATGCCAATTATAGGAATTATTGCTTCAGCCATTTCAGGAAACCTTGGACTATCTGTTGACTACCTTGTTGTCGCTGGAGGTGCTGGAGGCGGTGGTAATCGCGGTGGTGGTGGTGGTGCGGGAGGTTATCGTAATTTTACAGCGCAAACTTTAGCATTAAATACTAGTTACACAGTTACAGTTGGTGCTGGTGGTACTGGTGGTCAATGGTACGGACCTAGCGTTTCACCTACAGTTGGATCAAATTCAATTTTTGGTAGTACAACAGCATCAGGTGGTGGTTATGGTGGACAAAATACTGTTGCGCCAAGTACAGGCGGATCTGGTGGCGGTGGCCATTCAGGCGCTGGTGCATCTGGTAACTCTGGTTCATATTCTCCCGTAGAAGGTTATGGAGGAGGTACTGGAAATGATGGTGTTGCTGGAGGCGGTGGTGGTGGTTCAGCAGGTGCTGGCGGAAATACAAGTGGTAATACCCACCCACAGTCAAATAAAGGTTCAGGTACAAGTAATTCAATAACTGGTTCTGCTGTCACTTATGCAGAAGGCGGTAATGGTGGCGGTTCTAATGTTAGTGATAATGCTGGAGTTAATGGTACTGCTAATAGAGGTAATGGTGGCGGTGGTGCAGCAAATCAAAATAACAATGGATATGGTGGCGGTAATGGCGGTTCAGGAATTGTAATAGCCCGTTACTCTGGTACAACACAAAAAGCAGTAGGTGGAACTGTAACTACATCTGGTGGAAATACAATCCATACCTTTACTTCATCTGGTAATTTTATTACTGGTGTAAAAGCATCTGGTGGAACAATAACATTTATTACTGGTTTTGCAGTACACACATTTACTTCATCAGGAACATTTACTCCATTTGAAAGCCTAACTGCTCAGTATTTAGTTGTAGCAGGTGGAGGTGGCGGAGGCGCTAGAGCCGGAGGCGGTGGTGGTGCAGGTGGTTTGCGTTCTACCGTAACTGCAACTGGTGGTGGAGGTTCTTTAGAATCCGCTTTATCTTTAACCGCTCAGGCTTATACAGTAACAATTGGTGCAGGTGGAGCAGGTGCAGTAAGTGTAAATGCTAAAGGTTCTAATGGTTCTAACTCTGTATTTTCAACAATCACTTCAACTGGTGGCGGTGGTGGTGGTAGTGAAGATAATGCTGCTGGTGCTAATGGTGGATCAGGCGGTGGAGCAAGATCTAATAGTAATGTTAGTGGTGGTACAGGAACTGCAAATCAAGGTTATGGTGGCGCTGCAACTTCTTCTACTTCTGGATCAGGTGGTGGTGGCGGTTCTGCAAGTGTTGGCGCACAAGGTGCTGGCGTAATTTACTCAGGTGGTGATGGCGGATCAGCCGTCAGTGTTGCAATTACTGGATCTTCTATTACTTATGCTGGTGGTGGCGGTGGTGGAACAAACAACGCATCAGGTGTAAGAGGTTTAGGTGGTGGAACATCAACTACTGCTAATAAGGGTGGTGGTGGAGATGGTGGTATTTACTCTACTGGTGGCTCAACTGCTGGAACTGCTAACACAGGTGGCGGTGGTGGTGGAGAATCTGGTGATGGTGTTGGTGATCCACAATCTGGTGGCTCAGGCATAGTTATAGTAAGATATGCAGTCTAACGAAAGGGTAATATGTCAAAAGACAATGTAACAAGTATTAAAGAAACAAAAAAAACCCAATGCTTCAGTTATGAAGTAGTAATGTTAGTTCATATCATAGGCGATGACGAAGTATCCGCTAAAGCACAGCTAGATGAAAAGGGCGGAATAGTTACAAAACGAGATGTTAAATTAGTAAATACAGTAACTCTTTACGGAGAAGACAAGGATAAATAATGGCTCATTATGCAAAAGTAGAAGACGGTGTGGTGACTCAGGTTATCGTTGCCGATTCTAAAGAATGGTGTGAGACTAACCTAGGTGGTACTTGGGTTCAAACTTCATACAACACAAAAGGTAATGTTAACAGCCGCGAAGGTGGAGTAGCATTACATAAAAATTATGCAGGTATTGGATACACTTGGGATGGAACAGGCTTTGCAGCCCCACAACCATTCCCATCTTGGACAAAGGACTCAGATACTTATCTGTGGGAAGCACCAACTTCAAAACCAGTTGATGATAAATTTTATCGCTGGGATGAAGATACAACCTCTTGGGTTGAAGTACCAGCACTTTAATTAGTTAGTTCCTCCTGAGCACCGAGGCTAAAAGGCTCTTATTTTTATGTCCAAATTTAAGGAGAGCTAATGGCTTATGGCGATGATATTACCGAGGCAATTCCGTATAACCTCTCGAACCCTCCAGTTAATTCATCATATAACGGATCAACCGTTGCCTACGATATTGCTATTGGTGGACAACCATTCTTCCTAGAGACTAGTGATGACTCACCATACCGTCGAGTAACTGCACAGTATCGTAAGCAACAATTAGATACCACCAGAGAACCTGGTGAGCAGACTCTTACCGGTTGGTGGATCCGTTCTCAATCAACATTTCATTTAGGTCAAGGTATTAACTTCTTTGAACCAGCACAAGATGAGTCACTTCGTTTCCAATACAAATACTCTAAAGGTTGCGATATCTGGACTAAGGGTCAAGTAACCCTACTTAGAGATGTGACCTCCAGTAATACAACCACTGGTACTCTTGCTTCTAACCTGCGTCCATACCAGTACACTAGATCTATTCGCTGGTCTAGTACCAACGGTGTCTTACTTCACGATGATTACACCATCCGCAAGATAGCAGTTAATGGAACCGCTACAGCTTTTGTAACTAATGTATCACCTACCGATGCCCGTATATTCTCCGTCTGTGATGATGGTGTATTTGCTTATTGGATAACTAACTCTTCCCCTACTGGAGAGTTAAGATTATATAGTAAATTATTAACTGCTGATACAAGTACACCAGGTACTCTTCTTTATACTAGCGTTGGTCTTACAGTTACTAATGCAGTTATTGAATTTACTAAACAGCGTATTGTTGCTGGTATCAATAATAAAGTCTATGAAATTACTACAACACCAGCAGCACAAACTGCTTCTGTTACGGCAGCAACTGGTAGCGGAACAACAATCACATATACAGCAACTAATACCTTTACAGTTGGACAGTTAGTAACTGTTACTGGATTAGGTATTGCATCTGGTGCATCTTTAAACTTAGCAAACTTAATAATTGCCACAGCAAGTTCAAGCCAATTTACTGTTACAAATACAACAGTTGGTGTTTCATCAGGAACTGGTACCGCAACAGGAACAGCCCTTATTCCAGCAGCCGTATATACTCATCCTGATCAAGATATAGTTTATACTTCAATTACCTCATCAGGTGCTGCAATTTATATAGCCGCCTATAGCGGTATCCAATCTAATATCTTTAAGTTTACCTTAAATACCTCTGGCGTTATGCCTACCTTAACTAGTGCTATCACCGCTGCTGAATTACCAGTAGGTGAGAGAGTATTTAAAATTGCTTACTACCTAGGTTATGTAGCTATTGGAACCTCTGAAGGTTTACGAATAGCAACTGTTGCTGGAGCACAAGATGGCTCTATTTCTTATGGTCCTTTATTATTTGAATCAGAGCAACCAGTCTACGATGTAGCATTTAGAGATAGATACCTTTGGTGTGCTACTAGTGTTGATGGTAATCCTGGAGTAACTAGAGTAGATCTTGGTCAACAGGTAGGTGCTAACCTAATCTTTGCTTACGCTTGGGATCTATATAAGCCTGGTGTTACAGGACGTTTAACTACCGCTTGCGCTTTTAATGGTAACACTAACCGATTAACCTTTGTGACTAATTATGTAGTAACTGATGGCGCTGTATATATTGAAGAAGAATCTACATTAGTGCCTAACGCTTATTTAGAGACTGGCTTTATCCGTTACAACACTTTAGAGAATAAGATCTTTAAGACTTTAACACCACGCTTTGATACTACTAATGGTGGTATAACAATCTATTCCGTACAGGCTAATAACGCTGAAACTAATATTGGTTCATATCCTCAAGGATCAAGCCTGACTCAGATCGGTATTCCATACCCTGCTACACCTCAACAGTATCTAGGATTCCTATTTGAATTTACTAGAGATACTACTGACTCTACCTTGGGACCTAAGTTTACCGGATACCAAGTTAACACTCTTCCATCTATCCCACGTCAGCGGTTAATTCAATACCCTGCTATGTGCTATGACTTTGAGATGGACAAGTTTAATAACCAAGCTGGCTATGACGGTGCTGCATATAACCGCCAGCAAGTACTAGAGCGAATCGAAGATGTCGGAGATACTGTATTGGTACAAGATTTCCGTACCGGTGAATCCTACTTAGGACTAATCGAAGAGCAAGACTTTATTAACCGAACACCTACTGACAAGCGTTACTCCGGTTACGGAGGAGTGCTTCTGATTACAATTCGAAAGGTATAACTATGTCTCCTAGCGATTGGGCTGCCATAGCCGTATCCGTTACAACCCTTATTGGAGCGGTGGCAATGGGGGTTAGACACCTCGTAAAGCACTATCTATCTGAACTTCGCCCGAATGGTGGCTCAAGTTTGCGTGATTCCGTCGATAGATTAGAGAGACAAGTTGAGGAGATAATCAGTATACTTATCAAAAAACAATAAGGGGGCTAGTATGGCAGTAATAGTTTATACATTACCAGAGTGTGTGCAGTGTGATATGACTAAGAAATATTTAGATAGACATAATGTAAAATACTCAACAGTAGATTTAAGTGAAGATAAAGAAGCCTCTGAAAAGATAGCAGAACTAGGATATAAACAAGCACCAGTAGTTGTATATAACAATTTCCACTGGTCAGGATTTAGACCAGACAAAGTCAAAGCATTACATTTACTATTAATGGATAAAGGAATAAAGGATGTCTAATGAAACCTGTTGTAAAGAGAGCGACACCTGCTGCAGTAGCAGTACTAAGACAAGCGACAGCGCTGTGGCCCAAGCGCAAGAAAGCCTCAGACGGACTCTTGCCTTCATCGGCACACATTAAACAAAGTCCTAACTCAGATCACAATACAGGACTAGCAGTAGATTTAACTCACGACCTTGCTAATGGGGTTGATTGTCAAGATATATATGAAAGATTACAGTTAGATAACAGAGTTAAGTATCTAATATTTAAAGGTAAGATTTGGAATCAAGAAGATGGTGAAAGAGTTTATAAAGGAAGTAATCCACATAATAAACATTTACATATATCCATAAAGGATAAGTACGCTAACGATGATTCCAACTGGTTTAGTTGGATGGGTAAGATACCTAAGAAGATAAAACTTCCTAGACTATTACCTAAAAAGAAACAGGAGAAATAAATGAAAGATCTAATTGCTAAGTTAAAGAGCAAAAAGACTAAGGCTGCAGTTAAGTCTTATCTTAGAGCTGTACTTGCCTCAGCAGTAACTATGGGTCTAGCACTAGCTGCTGACCTAGCACCAGAGTATGCGATCCTAATCGGATCTATCGCAGGACCACTTGCAAAGTGGGCTGACAAGACCGAGGAAGAATACGGTCTAGGAGCTAAATAGTTTTATTGATGCGAGGCAATATAGAGGGGCGCTTAACTGCGCCCTTCTTTTTTTGTGCCTACATTTTGTCAGCGGGACAAGGTACACATACCAAGTTACCGCAGTTAGCACAGGTTGCATCTAAGTAATACCAGCAGATCTCGTAATCATCAAACTGAACTAACACAGTGAATAGAGTGGAACCACAAGGACAGGTATGAAGTGGTCCTAATGAGCGCAGATCTGAACCAAACTTTGGTGGTAATTTATTTTTGTTTTTTCGCAGAGTTGGTAGACGGAACATCCTGTATCCTCACTCATCACAGCCCGTGAGGGCTGCTGTTTTTTAACTCGCTATCGCTCGTAGTATAATCCCATTTACTCCTCCGGTGAGAGAATCTGGACTTCACGGCGTGTCGCATTTCACTATATGGTATCTTTATCTCAAGACATAAGGAGGGAACTTTGACCACTGTCGTCGGAGTGCAAGGTAAAACATTTTGTATCTTAGCTGCTGATTCTCAAATCACTGAAGATAATTTACGAACTATTTCTTTAAAGACTCCTAAGATAATTGAGAAGGGTCAGTACCTTCTTGCGATTACTGGTGATACCAGGCCTGGTGATATCTTAACTTATAACTGGAATCCACCATCTTATAAAATTAGTTATGATCCGGTACAGTTTATGGGTAAGAGAGTTATTCCATCTATCATCAAGACCTTTACCGATAATGGGTACGCTTGGAATGATAATGAGAAAGACAAAGACGCTGGCTTTGATTACCTCATTGCCTTTAACGGATTCATATTCCACATCGCATCTGATATGTCCTTCATCCAATCCGAAGCTAACTACTACGGTATTGGTTCTGGTGGTCAATTCGCTTTAGGGTTTATGTACTCTAAACGAAGTGATCGTTTCTTAATACAAGATGAGGCAGCAGAGTTGGCACAGAAGGCGGTTGAGGTAGCATCCCTACTTGACATCAACACCTGTCCTCCGATACAAATAGCCGTGCAAAAAAGGAAGGTAAAATGAGAGAGATATATTGGCAGTTACAGTGGTACCTATTAGATTTAGAAATGTATAAATTTATTTTAGAGTGCTTTATTAAGTGGGGTTTGTAATGACTAATCCAAAAGATTTACTTATAGATATTTTAAGGAACAAAGATGCGGCCCGTAGTCGCAGTACACAAAAGCAGGTTGGACCGTCTGAGTTAGGAGGATGCCGCCGTAAGGTTTGGTATCGTCTTAATGACCAACCTGAAACCAATGACAATGAGTTAAAGCTCTCTGCCATTATGGGTACTGCGATCCACGCTGAGATCGAGAAGGCGTTGGCTATTGCTGACCCAACTGGTGAGAAGTATGTTGTTGAAACAGAGGTCGAGTACAACGGAATGAAAGCACACATCGACCTATGGATTCCTGAAACTGGTGATGTTGTAGATTGGAAAACTGTTAAGGTTAAAAACCTTTCCTATTTTCCATCGCAACAACAGCGGTGGCAGGTGCAGGTGTATGGCTACTTGCTTGAAAAGTCGGGGAAGGGGAAGCCCCGAAACGTAAATCTTGTAGCCATCGCCCGTGATGGTGATGAGCGTGATGTAAAGGTTCATACTGAAACCTATGATCCTAAAATTGCTGAAGAAGCAATGAACTGGTTATCTGCTATCAAAGAATCAGTAGAGGTACCAGAGCCTGAGAAGGATGAGAATTACTGTAAGTTCTATTGTAAATACTATGATGCCACCGGTGAGATGGGTTGCGTTGGCTTAAAAAAAGAACGTATCAAAGAGGCAGAGGTGGTGATTGATGATCCCGATGCCGATAAAAATGCGCTGTTGTACTTACAACTTGATGAAGAGATTAAGAAGTTATCAGCTACTAAAGAATCAATAAGAACATCACTAGAAGGATTCGCTGGGACTACACATAGCGGAGTTCAAATCGTTTGGACTACGGTGGCAGGACCTAAGCGAGTAGACGCTGATGAGGTAGAAAAACTTCTCGGCTTTGTACCATACAAACAAGGACAAGAGACCGCCCGTATCTCTGTCAAATCAACTGGAGGAAAATAATGGCCGCTTCAAATAGCGACACACAACTACAAGTTAACTTCAAACTAAAAGATGGAACACTTGTAAATGTTTATGCCAAGAACAATGCAGACCTAGAAGGACAACTGACACAAATTCAGGACCTATCTACTCTGATCTCATCAGTAGCTGCTTCACTAAATGAATCAGCATCTGCTAATGCAACAGTTGCTTACGCAACTAAAGCACTAGGAGCAGCACCAATTAACGGTGATGCACCAACTTGTAAGCACGGAGGAATGAACTACCGAACTGGCCAAGGCGCTAAGGGTCCTTGGAAGGGTTGGATGTGTAACGCTCCAAAGGGTGCTACAGATAAGTGCGATACCGTCTGGGTTAGATAACCTATGCGGGTTCCTAGAGAGTTCGAGAACCCGTTATGTTCTGAAGTAGATACAGAACTGTTTTTCCCTGAGACCGGTGCAAGTGATCAAGCAGCTAATGCTAAGAGAATATGCAATAGATGCCCACACCTTACTGAATGTTTTGAGTGGGCATTGAATAATGAAAGATACGGTATTTGGGGCGCTTCGAGTGAACGTGATCGAAGAAGTCTACGAGCCAAATTAAATATAAAATTGCGAGAGGAATACGTTGCTTAGTTTAAGCAGAGCGTGGGGTGGAGTAACTACAAAAGCTACGCCCCTACCTGATGTGTGGCCTTCATTACAACAGGCACAGATTAGGTTTAGACGAGGACAAGTCTGTATGGTTGCAGCAGCACCCAATGTGGGCAAGTCTATGTTCGCTCTGATTTATGCTTTAAAAGCAAATGTAAGAACTCTATTTTTCTCAGCAGACACTGATACTACAACTGTAATGATGAGGGCAGCATCTCATTTATCAGGCCATTCACAATTAACGGTTGAGACAAACCTTAATATGAGAAGCCAGTACTATGACAAGTACTTTGAGAAGATGAGTAACATCCAATGGGTCTTTGATTCTTCACCATCTTTAGATGATATTGAGAGTGAGATCAAGGCATACATAGAGTTATATGGTGCTGCTCCTCAACTAATAGTTATAGATAACCTTATGAATATAGCCGCTGAAACTGATAATGAATGGGCAGGACTTAGAGCAATTATGATGGAGTTGCACGATATGGCTCGTCAGACTGAGGCTTGTGTATTAGTTCTTCATCACGTATCAGAGCAGAGTGAGTATGGTTCAGGTATGAATCCACCAGCTCGTAGGGCTATTCACGGTAAGGTATCACAACTACCAAGTCTTATTGCAACTATGGGTTACGATCCATTTAATAAGCAGATGAGAATTGCTGCAGTTAAGAACCGATTCGGTCCACACGCAGCAGATGGTTCTATCTCTATTCCTTTGTCAGTTGATTATGCTAACTGTCAGATAACAGAGGTAGGGGAATCACCACATATAAGTAAAAGATTTGACCAACAATCCATACTACATTAGGACACTATGAATACTAACCTGGTAATCGTTCCATCAAGAAGCAGACCTGACTCAATAGATCGTGCTGTTAAATTCTTAAAAGAGACTAGCATCATTTCAGATATATGTGTGGCAATAGATGATGACCAAGCAGATCTATATCCAAGATTAGACGGGGTTATCTATGAGGTAAACCCAAGACTTAGAATGAATGGCACACTTAATCTGGTAGCTAATAAGTATGCAGATAAATATGAAACTATATTCTTTATGGGTGATGATCACCTACCACAGACCCTGCAATGGGATCACTTCTTATCCGGTGCTATAGCATCTAAGGGATACGGTGTTGCCTATGGCAATGATCTATTCCAAGGTAAGAACCTTGCCACTGCAGTAATGATGAGCACTAATATCATTAAGAGCTTTGGCTTTATGGCACCACCTAAGTTAGTTCATTTGTTTATGGATAACTTTTGGATGTTACTTGGTATGGACCTTAATGCTATCTGGTACTTTGATGATGTAATTATTGAACACCTACATTTCCTTGCTGGTAAATCTCACGCAGACGCTGGCTACCTTGAGGCTAACGCTCCTGATATATCTAGTGCAGATGGCATAGAGTTCCGCCGTTATGTTGATGAAGATTATCAGGCAGATCTTGCTAAGTTCAAGGAGTTAATAGGTATCAAATGAAACAAGTAATCTCCTATTCTCTTTATGGCCAACAACTTAAGTTTTTAATTGGTGCTATAAAGAACGCACAGTTAGCACAGCGATTCTTTCCTGGCTTTACGGTGCGCTTTTATGTAGGAAATTCTGTACCAACCTGGTGTCGTTCTACCTTAGAGTTGTTTCCCAACGTAGAGATAATAAGAGTAGATGAACGGGAAGATAGTTTGGCTAGGATGTGGAGATTTAGAGCAGTCCTAGATCCAACTGTTGATGTAGTTCTATCAAGAGATGCTGATGCCCGCTTATCTTACCGAGAGGTGTTAGCACATCAAGAGTTCTTAGATTCACCATACGGTTTCCATATCATTAGAGATCACCCAACAGGTCACGGGTATCTTATCTCTGCTGGTATGTTCGCTTGTAAGAATAAAGATATGCACTTCTTTGAGAAGCTATGGAGTGAGACACCGTTACGAGATACATATATGCAAGACCAAGAGTTCTTATCTAGTCAGATCTATCCGCAGATAGCAGGTAACTGTTTAGTTCACGACCTTTACTACAACTATCAACCATCAGAACCTAGCAAGAAAACTATTATACCTCGTAAGAAGATCAACACTGTATGCCATATTGGAGCAGCGTTAGATGAGAATGATGTCTTTGTTTATAGGGCAGACCTTGAGATGTCATTACAACTATCAGGTCACGTTAAATATATCTACGATTGGGGAACAGATGAAGATCTTAATCACCGGAAATAAAGGATTTGTTGGTAAGTATTTTACTGAAGAGTTATCTGAACTACCTAATGTTAATATCACTGGTGCTGATATCAAGGATGGTTTAGATTGTAGAGATCTATTTAAAAGAGATGATACTCAATACGATTTAGTTATTCACCTTGCCGCTATCGTAGGTGGCAGAGAATCTATTGAAGGTAGACCACTTGCAGTAGCTGATAACTTATCTATTGACTCAGAGTTTTTCCAATGGTGTTTAAAGACTAAGCCTAGAAAGATAGTTTACTTCTCATCATCAGCAGCTTATCCAATTGATTTACAGATCAACCGAGATACAAGATTAAAAGAGTTTGATATCAACCTTAAACATCCTAACGGACCTGATATGACATACGGTTGGAGCAAGTTAGTTGGTGAATATCTGTCCCAATTTGTCCCAAATGTCCACATTTTTAGGCCTTTTTCTGGGTATGGATGGGACCAAGATCTAACTTATCCCTTTCCTATGTACGTTAAGAGAGCGGTAGAACGCAACGATCCCTTTGAAGTATGGGGAACTGGTAAACAAACACGAGACTTTATTCATATGAAAGATGTGGTCAGTGCTGTACTTACAGCAGTAAGAGAGAATGTTGTTGGTGCTACAAACTTAGGTACCGGTAGATCTACATCCTTCTTAGAGTTAGCAAGCTTAACTAGTCAAGCAGTTGGTTATACACCAGAGATTAAAACTAATCCTGATAAGCCTGTCGGTTGTATGTATAGGGTTGCTGATGCTACAAAGATGCTAGAGTTCTACACTCCAAAGATTACATTAGAGCAGGGCATAGATGAGGCGGTGAAGAAGTTTGGCTAACACAGAGATAACATACTTAAAGAAAAAGATTGCACAGTTAGAGACTGACTTTGCTTCCTTTGCTAGTTTACTTATCCAGGCAGGACTTATAGAGGTAGTTGAAGAAGATGGTCAACGGATATTTAAGGTAAACAAAGTGAAGTTAGATGCCTAACCCAACTTATAATAGACGCAAGGGTGCAGCCTTTGAGATAGATGTAATGAAATGGTTTCGTAAGATGGGTGTATTAGCTGAGCGACTACGCCTATCAGGTAAGGAAGATGAAGGTGATCTAGTTGTTATCGTTGCTGGTGAGTCTTATATCTTTGAGTTAAAGAATACAAAGAGTTTAAACTTGAAGGAGTTTTGGGATGAAGCGCAAGACGAAGCTGCTAACTATGCTAAGCATCGCGGTATTGATAAGCCTTTTTCTTATGTATTATTTAAGAGGAGAAAAGCGGGGATCCACAAAGCGTGGGTCATCCAAGATCTAACACAATGGCTGGAGGAAAAAAATGCCAACACCTAATGGCGACTTAACGACATCAGAAATATGGGTACAACCACAAGAGGTAGTAGAAGAAGTAACACCAGTAGTGGAAGAGGTTAAGGAAGAAGAATGATTTGCGAACGCTGTAAATCTGGTGGTGAGCTGAACAAGATGGGTCAGTTCAAACGTGCCAGTAATATGCACGATAAATGTAAAGGGGATTGTGGATGTCAGCACAAGACTGGTCCAGGAACAGGAAGTCAGGCAAAAGTTTTAGCGGAACCTCTGCGAACTCAGTACCCATTGGAATAATAGTTCAGTTTTACGGAGGGGAAGTAAGAGAGGGTAAGAACGTATCGGTTAGGTGTTGTGTTCATAACGACACTAGAAAGTCAGCAGTAATTGATACGGTTAACAACCTCTACTACTGCCACACCTGCGGTGTAGCAGGTAATGGCGTTAACATAATTACACATAAGGAAGGATTGGAGTTTAAAGATGCAATCAAAAGAGCAGATGAAATCCTTGCTGGTAGCGGCGGAGCAGTACGCTCAAGCAATAACTCCAGAAACTCTAAAGTATCTCGAAGGACGTGGAATATCTGAAGAGGTAGCAGCACGGTTCCAGCTTGGAACTATTACTGATCCACTACCTGGTCACGAACACCACGCAGGATGGTTATCAATACCATACATAACTGCATTAGATCTTTGTGTTGGCTTTAAGTTTAGAAGATTAGATGAGGGTAAGCCTAAGTATGGTTCACCTCTTGGTCAGAAGTCACACCTATATAACGTTGCTGATATCTGTAAGTTGTCATCAAGAATTGTAGTGTGTGAAGGAGAGCTAGATACCATCATAGTTTCTGGTGTATTAGGTATGCCAGCAGTAGGAGTTCCTGGTGTAGCTGCTTGGAAAGATCACTTCAGTAAATTGTTTAACGGTTATGATGTTGTATATATCGTTGGTGATAATGATGTTAAAGAAGATGGCACTAATCCAGGTGCTGAGTTTTCTCGGCGTGTTGCAGGGGAGGTGATCAACGGAACAATAGTACAATTACCACCTAATATGGACATTACGGACTATTACCTAACTAATGGTGCCGACGCTACTAGGCATTTATTGGGGGTTCCAATTGTGTAAGCAAGATTCTAATCAAGCTGCTCTTGATAAAGGTATAAGCCAAGAGTTTATAGATACAGTAAGAGGCTTACTTGATGAGGCCGGTGATCTACTTCTAAGAAAACAAATGGACTACGGTCCAACTAATATATCCCGTGCTCCTGGTGGACCAATCAACGGACTGCGTGTACGTATGCACGATAAGATAGCAAGAATAAATAATTTATTAGATAAGAATTTTGAACCACAGAATGAGTCACTTAGAGATTCTTTTATAGATCTACTTAACTACTCCGCCATAGCAATTATGGTATTAGAAAACAAGTGGCCTAGTGAGTGAGGATTTACACCCGACTTTCTATGAGCTAGTACCTAGCGTAGCAACAGTTATTATGCGTAGGTTTAAAGGGTGGGTAGATAAACAAGATGTAATACAAGAGTGCTATGCCTGGTCAGTAGCCAAGAACTCTGCCTTCCTTGAACAATTAAACGAGCCTGACTTTAATAAACGCCAGCGTAATGAGAAGCGTATTGCCTATCAGATGAGGCGTATGGCTGAACGCTATGCCCGTAAGGAGAAGGCTGGTAAGGCTGGCTATCACACCGGAGATGAAGCCTTCTATGAGACTACCACTATCGCACAACTACTACCCTTTGTAATTCAATCGGTACTGCACGGGACTGTGTTGCAACAGGCACAGGATATGATCAACGATGGCTCACCAAAGAAACAGTCAGCTCCCGCTGAGAGCGGTAATCTAATTGCTATCTTACTTGATATTAAAAAAGCATATGAGAAGTTAGATGTTGATGAAGCCAAGATACTAGAGCTTAGATACCACGACGCTTGGACTTTAAATCAGATAGCACAATACCTAGAGGTAGCAGTATCTACCGCTGATCGCAGGTGCGCTAATGCTATGCGTAAACTGCAAGATCTACTTGGAGGGGATACACCTTGGAGTTAAAAGAGCCTGAGTTATTTGATTACCTAAAAGAGTTTCACTACTCAGACCTTGAGAAGAGTGATGAGTTTGATACCTGGGACTGCGTATCACTAGAACATAAGATGTTTATTGAACTTAAATCCCGTAAGACACACTACCCTGAATTACTTATTGAAGAGATGAAGTATCAAGCATTAGTTGAGGCAGCAGGTATGCGTTCACTTGCACCTTGGTATATCAACGCAACACCGGAAGGTGTATGGGGATTTGATCTTGGTAAATTACCTCAGCCAGCCTGGGCAGATAAGTGGCTACCTAATACAACTGAGTTTGCTAATAAATCTAACCGCAATAAACTGGTAGGGTTTTTAAAGGTGAGTGACGGAGTAGCTCTCTGATATACGAATATAAGTGCAAGGTATGTGGCGGGGTTATCTCTATTGAACGCCCTATCTATGGTGTTGAGGACACTCCCACCTGCTGTAGTGAGTTGACCTCCCGCTTATGGTCTGCCCCATCTATAACTTTTAAAGGTAGCGGGTTCTATACCAACGATAAATAATTGTGCTACATTTGTAAAAATGTGCTACAATTTTACTACAAGGCTGGATCCGATATCCAGTTGAGTGCTGGCAATAGCCTCTACGGTTCCTATCCCGTAGGGGTTTTTGTCTTTTAGAATTAGAAAAGCCCCGCAGGAAATGAATGAAAACTGCGAGGCTTTCGGTATGTCCTAGGAAGGTTAGGACAAGTCTATGTTAATCAGTAGTAGTTTCGTTTGAGAAAGAAACTGTAGGCTCTACAAGGTGTGTTGTACCGTGCAGAAATATATTTAAGACCTCGTAAGATTTGGTATTCGCTTCGGTGATCTTTCTCTCTAAGGAGTTGAGCAATTCCATAAGCTGAACTTCCTTGTTGGTTTTTTGCATAGTTATCAAACCTGCTCTCACGGGTCCAAAGGGACTCAAGGCACTTCCACTCTCTCCCTCGCCAGTCGAAACCAGCCGCAGCGTACTCCTTTGCGAGCTTTCTATTACGACTCTTCTCATCTGATGTTGCCTTCCTATTCTCTATTACACCATCAGGTATTTTACCCGCCGGTGGTGGAAATAATTTATTATGACCTGTGCTTAACAGACCTAGTACGACCAGTAATATCAAGCCACCTCTTACCCACTTGTTCATCAGTTGCCATCTCCTCTTCAAGATAGGTGCGATATACATTTGGGTAATCTCTACTCAAACGAGCTAACGCCCTGTCCCTTGCTCTCCGATAATTTCTCTGACGAACGGCTTGTGCCTTCGCAGTTTCTATCCTGTTCTCGACCTCTTTACTCATTTAGTAAACCTATCAACACAATTAGCAATAGTAGCAAGTACTATCGGTGTAATCTCTATGAAGTCCATAGTTAATTTAGCCTCCTCCTCCGTAGTTTCATACTGTCCGACCCATACTTTGCTATCAGTAGGACTCTTACGATACCACTCAATAGCCTCTAGGACGTTCTCTCCGCCCCATATAGCTATCCCTTGAGCGTCTGATACTTCATAAAAAATTACATCAACCTTGCCCCTGCGGGGCAGTTGTAATACATCTTTCATTTACTCGCCTTCTCTCTCTTTACTCTCTTATCTTCGCAATCTGAGCAGGTATCTGACCTATATTCTACCCTATCAAACATCTTTTTACAGATATTGCAGTCTATTAGCTCCTCGTAGCCTCCGTTATAGGCGTAATCGTCCCCAAATAGGTAGCGTGGCTCGCTCATTACCAACTCCCGTCTTTGTGTGATACCCAACTACACCTATCACACTTGACCTTATTCTCTAGGGTTTGGCTATCACCACTCATCTCGCAACCACATACCCAGCACTTACCATAACTCATACGCTCTCCTCCTCGTTTCTCTTTAGGTCGTTGATAGTGGGCTGGTCGGTGGTCAGTTCAATTAACTCCTCAGCCAGTATTATTAGTTCGTTTATTAAGTCGCTCATTACTTAGTCCTCTCCCAAGTTAGTTCATCAAGGTAATGTTCAAAGCTCATACCCTCGTGAGCTTCCTCGTCCCACTCAATTACCCAAGCGGGTGTATATATCATCTGCTTGCCATCACAAAATCGCCACACAATATCGTAGCCATCAAACTCACCCCAATATAAGGTTAGTTCATAGTTATTACCCTGATAATTAAAAGAGATACGCCTCTTCCAGCCCGTATTCTCTTCTTCAGAGTGAGCAATTATTATCTGCTTCTCTAAGTGTTGCTTCATCTTGCTCATACTTTTACCCTTCCCTTGATGTGTGCTACCGCTTCTTCTAGTGTCCAATTAACTTGTTGCCAGTAGTAATCACTATTGTCTAAGGATTTAACTACATACTCCCACTCGGCAGGTGTTATCTCCTGTTCATCATTGTAATAATCTTGATAGGTTTGCTTATCAAACCAGCTCACCACTATCTCCTCATCAGGATTTAATTTCTTTAGCTCTTCAATTACTGTTGATACCTTCATACTTTTACCCCTTCCATATCTACACTAACTGGCACACCATAACGCCAAATAAACTTCTCAAACTTATCATCATTAGGCGTTGAGTCTTCTTCTTCCATTTTATTAGTGATACCTTCCCACTCTGCCTCAGTATTTAAAAATTGCTCTAACTCTCTACTCATAGTCCACACCCCACTCCCCAGCAGTAGCCCGACCCTGTCCACCATAGGCGGGAGCTTATTAGGTAAAGCCCTGCCAGTAGTCCCGCCAATAGTGCAGACCAAAACACCGCCCGCACTACTCTCCTCACTCTGTAATAATTAGGTGATTTCATTAGTAGCCACACTCCTCTCTTGCTTGAATTACTGTGGCGCAATACTCCCAAACCTTAGAGCCTTCCTCTACCTCTCTCCTAGCCCCGTCAAACCAATCTTGGAAGTGGTAAGTAATTGAGAGAATACTCGCCCCCTCGTGCTTGACTTCTAAGAAGTCGCTTGGTCCACCCCAAGACAATTCAATCTTGGTCAGTTGATAAGTGCTAACCGCTAAAGGGTAGTTATTCCACTCTCCCTCTTGGTCGCCGTCGTAGTAATGCTCTAAAGGGTGAATAACACTCTCCTCTAGGTTTTCAAGTTGCTCATCTATACGAGCCTCGCAACTCTTCTCTCTTACTTGGTCCATCTCTTGCTCCTATCGTCTAGTTAAGATTACCGATTTAGTAATCTACCGCCCTCTCCCCTAGCGTAGCAGAGGAGAGGACAGTAAACCACTAACTTAGATTATGCCGTTCATATAATCTAGTAAATCATTATAAGTAGAGTTCCCTCTCCCATACTCTTTTACTAACTCTACCGCTCCCTCATCTTCTCTTATAGCTTCAAGTAATAAGGCGGGAAGGGTGTTCAACTCTCCCGCGATACTCTCTAATAATTCAATAGTGCTCATTAGAAGCCCACCCCAATCACTTGCAACTTACCCGCCTCCACGAACGAACGGGAACGCTCATCATTAGTAAAGAAGGCGTTAATCTCCTCCACTTGCTTGATTACTTGATTAGGTGAGCCATACGGGGTTAGGTCAATTCCCGCCCTCTTATAACTATTTATAACCCGCTTTACTTGCGCCTCACTTAATTGCGCCTCCACCCACACCGCTCCACTCTTATCCGCTAGGAGGGTGGTAGTTTTGATTACTTTTGCCATATCCCTATCTTTCTCACTCTTCTAGTTTAGGAGAGTGCCACCTCCCACCCGTAAGGGTGAGAGATAGCCCGCCACTAAGCCCTATTGTATATTTTGCTCATCTTGGCACTTATCACAATCACCCAAGCAACAAGGGCAAGCACTCTCATAATCGTGGTCACAGCATTTAGGGTCAAACAAGGTTATATCTTCTTCACTTGCGCAATATGAGCCGTCCCAAGTGCCTAAGTCAATTCTAAAATCAACACCTAAGCCTTCTTTAACCGCCTCTAGTTTTAACTCTAGGCGGGCAATCTCAAGTGCTACGCCTTCCCAACTTGCTCCGCCATTTTCAAACTCTTGTTTAATCTCTTGCGCCTTAGATTTTAGGGTTTCATTAGTAAAGTAACTCATTAGATTATTCTCCTTGCGTCTAGTAGTGGGCGGGTTTGCTCACTAAGTAAAGAGTAAGGGACACTACCCCATTAGTCAAGCATTAAATGATAACGAAATGATAACGATTTGCTGAGAGTGGGCTGGGTTAACTGTTAAGTAAAGGTTGAGGGTTAACGGGCTGGTGGGGGCTGGTATCGGTGAGCGTTAGCGATTAGTAGAGGCAATAGGGGGGCAGATAGTTGCCGTTAGGTTAGTAATCAGCGACTCTTAATATAAGCCCCTCACTCTGCCAATACTCTGCCCGATAGGGCAACTATTCCCGCCCATTAGGGCGGTCAGGGCTTGTCTAGGCGCAAAAGACAACCCCCCATTGCTTAATTCTTGTTCGCAAGGGGGTATATACCCATTATAAATATTTTTCCTAAAGTCAATATTTTGGGTAGCTATATACCGGTATTAAGTGATCTACGCCACAAAAACTAAAGTTTTTTGGCACAATGCGGGAAATCGACCAGATTTCCTGCCTTATATATAGTAGGGGAGTAAAACGGATTGTTATGAGTTTTACCTGCTCGGAGTCGCTACGCTTACACTCCGCTCCTAGGTAGAAGCCCCCAAGGGGCGATACCTAACTTACCCCTCACTTCGCTGTAGCTCGCTCGGGCGCCAAGCCCGTAAAGCGAGGTACGCTTCGCGGCAGGTGTATTAGGTCTTTCATCCGGTTAACATATACTTCCTCCGGTTCATTAATAAACTTTAGGAGAGATGTGTCCGAAAATTCGGCAGATATAGCCAAACGAATAATCTTAGGTTGCGTCGCCCAAGGTATGACCATCGAGCAATCTTGTGCCTCCGCTGGTAAATCCTTAAAGACTTATGAGTACTACCGTCGGACCGATAAGGTCTTCTCCGATAAGGTGGACCGAACTAGGCTAGGTTTAAAAGATAAATCCTTCGCCTCCGGTGATGTACACGATATCTCCTTCGCTGAGTTCCGTGAGCGGTACCTCAACCAAAAGACCTTTCCACACCAGCAGAATTTAGTGGATGTTATCGAGGGACGCGAACCAGGATGGCTACACCCCGCTATGAAGTGGGAAGAAGGCCTAGCTAGTAATAGAATTTTAATTAACATCCCGCCAAACCACGCCAAGTCCATAACGATTACCGTTGACTACGTAACCTGGCAAGTTTGTAAGAATCCTAACTTTAGAGTGTTGATCGTCTCGCAGACCCAGCGTCTTGCCGCAGACTTTCTATACGCCATCAAACAACGATTAACTCATCCAATGTATGAGAATCTGCAGCAGGCTTATGCTGCTGGCGTAGGTTTTAATAGCAAGTCCGCTTCCTGGCAAGCCACCCGTATTACCTTTGGGGACGAGCTTAGAGAATCCTCTGAGAAGGATCCCAACATAGAAGCAGTCGGTATCGGCGGTCAGATCTACGGTAAACGTGCAGATATGATTATCATCGACGACGCAGTTACTCTAAGTAACGCCAACGACTTTGAACGCCAGATCAAGTGGTTAACCCAGGACGTCCGGTCTCGTCTTAACCCCACAGGTAAACTTATAGTAATTGGAACCCGTGTAGCATCAGTTGATCTATATCGAGAATTACGGAACCCCGATAGATATCCAGGCGGTTTAGTCCCTTGGAAGTATCTAGCTATGCCAGCACTCTTACAGACAGATGAATCTCCTGAGAAGTGGGAGACCTTATGGCCAGCATCAGATCAACCATTTGACGGGCAAGGCGAAGATCAAAAGAACGAAGACGGCCTATACCCAAGATGGAATGG